TGACCCTGATGATGAGTTGGCAGCCGATAGGTTAAAAAATGCAGCTGCAACAAAAAAACTAGCAATTTTCGATGCGTTTGAAATTTTAAATCGTATTGAGACGGAAAGAGAAAATATTGAATTAACAGGAAATAATAAAACAACAATAACCCAAGGATTTGCAGAGAGAAGGTCAAAATAGCTTATATAGGATACTTAAAAATGTAATACCTAAAAATGTTCTTACTAAAAAAAATAAGGCTAAAACTTGGGAGTATGGATACAATGAGAAATATGATATAGTAATTATATCTAATGATGGAACAGTAGGAGATATTTATGAAATAAATCATTTAAAAATAGCTCTTCCTGCAACTCCCTCCTCCGCTTATACTTGGGACGATAAAACAGAAAATCAATATTGGAGACCTTTTCCTTATCCCAAGGAACTAAAAAGAATTAAAAGCATTTTCCAGTGGAATGATATGCCTACTAGTTTTAAAAATGAATGGGTAGATTATATTGAGTCAGAATTTAATAGAAGAGAAAAAGGTTTTTGGTTTTCTAATAATGGGGTGTCTACGTACATCACAGGAGCTCATTACATGTATTTGCAATGGACTAAAATTGATGTAGGATTGCCAGATTTTAGAGAAGCTAATAGATTGTTTTTTATATTTTGGGAAGCGTGTAGAGCTGACAAAAGAAGTTTTGGCATGTGTTATTTAAAAATTAGACGTTCAGGTTTTTCTTTTATGGGGTCATCTGAATCGGTTAACACCGCTACCTTAGCTAAAGATTCCAGGGTAGGGGTTTTGTCTAAAACGGGAGCTGATGCTAAAAAAATGTTTACGGATAAAGTAGTTCCTATTTCTAACAATTATCCTTTCTTTTTTAAACCCATTCAAGATGGAATGGATAAGCCTAAGACTGAATTAGCTTATAGAATCCCAGCTAGTAAAATTACTAAGAAAAACATGTCCAAAGTACAGTCGGAGTTTTTAGATGGATTAGATACTACGATTGATTGGAAAAATACAGCGGATAACTCTTATGATGGAGAGAAGCTAATGTTATTAATTCATGACGAAAGTGGAAAATGGTCAAAGCCTGATAATATTTTAAACAACTGGAGAGTAACTAAAACTTGCTTGCGACTTGGAAGTAAGGTTATTGGTAAGTGCTTAATGGGCTCTACATGTAATGCGTTAGAAAAGGGAGGTAATAATTTTAAAAAATTATACTTCGATTCTAGCTTGGAGACGAGAAATGCAAATGGACAAACTAAAAGCGGACTTTATAATTTGTTTATTCCAATGGAGTGGAATATGGAGGGATTTATAGATAGATATGGGATGCCTGTTTTTAAAACACCTGAAAAAGAAGTAAGAGGAGTAGATGATGAATATATTTATCAGGGAGCTATTAACTATTGGGAAAATGAAGTAGAAGCGTTAACTAAAGATGCGGATGCTTTGAATGAATTTTATCGTCAATTTCCTAGAACAGAATCCCATGCTTTTAGAGATGAAAGTAAATCTTCTTTATTTAACCTTACTAAAATTTATCAACAGATAGACTACAATGATTCACTAATCCCTGAACACCATTTAACAAGAGGGAAGTTTTACTGGAAAGATGGTATAAAAGACACTGAAGTTATTTGGTCTCCTGACTCAAAAGGAAGATTTTTAATTTCGTGGTTACCTCATCGGGGAATGAGAAACAGGAATATAGAACGAAATGGTGTGTTCCATCCTGGGAACGAACATCTAGGTTCGTTTGGCTGTGACAGTTATGACATATCAGGAACAGTAGGAGGCGGTGCGTCTAACGGAGCTTTACATGGGATGACAAAGTTTAATATGGATGAAGCTCCAAGTAATGAGTTTTTTTTGCAATATGTGGCTCGTCCTCAAACTGCTGAAATATTTTTTGAAGAAGTTTTAATGGCTTGTGTTTTTTATGGAATGCCTATTTTGGTAGAAAACAATAAACCACGTTTATTATATCACTTCAAGAATAGAGGATATAGACCTTTCTGTATTAATAGACCCGACAAAACTTTTAATAAATTATCTGTTACAGAAAGAGAATTAGGAGGAATACCGAATAGCTCAGAAGACGTAAAACAATCACATGCGTCTGCTATTGAATCTTACATAGAACAACACATAGGAATAGATTTAGATGGGAACTTTAGGGATAAAGAGGAAATGGGTTCGATGTTATTTACACGAACTTTAGAAGATTGGGCAAAGTTTGATATTAACAACAGAACTCGGTTTGATGCTACGATTAGTTCGGGGTTAGCTATTATGGCAAATCAGAAGCATTTATACCAGCCAAGAGTTCAAAAAGAGTCGAAAATATCCATTAACTTTGCAACATATAAAAATAATGGTAATCTAAGTCAATTAGTTAGGTAATGGAAGATATAAGTATACAGATAACCCCAAACGGGTTCCCTAGTCAATTCGTTTCAGATAGCGAAAAAGAAACCATGGAATATGGGCTTCAAATTGGACAAGCAATTCAGTATGAGTGGTTTCGTAAAGATGGGAATCAATGCAGGTTTTATAATCAATGGAATGAGTTTTACAGACGCAGAGTTTACGCAAGAGGCGAACAGTCTGTGGCTAAATACAAAAACGAATTAGCTGTTGATGGAGATTTATCTTACTTAAATCTAGATTGGACTCCAGTTCCTATTCTTCCTAAATTTGTAGATATTGTTGTTAATGGATTATCAGACAGGTTATTTGATGTAAAGTGTGAAGCTATTGATGCTCTATCCGCAGCCCATCGTAGTGCGTTTCAAGATAATGTGGAAAGACAAATGGTGTCTCAAGATGTATTAAGCACCATTGGGCAAACTTTTGGAATCAATCCTTTCACTATGGACCAAGATGATTTGCCAAAAGATGATGAGGAGTTGGATTTATATATGAATATGAATTATAAGCCTGCTATAGAAATCGCTAATGAGCAAGCTATTAATGCTATTTTACAGGATAATGAATATATAGATTTACGTAAACGATACGATTATGATTTAATGGTGGTAGGTATTGCTTGTGGAAAGACTCAATTTTTACCTGGACAAGGGGTAGTAGTGGACTATGTAGACCCAGCTAATCTAGTTTATAGTTATACCGAAGACCCTCATTTTAAAGATTGTTTTTATTGGGGAGAAATTAAAACAGTTCCAATAACTGAACTTTTAAAGATTGACCAATCTCTTACTAATGATGACTTAGACGAAATAGCTAAATACAGTCAAACGTGGTATGATTATTTTAATGTTGCTCAATGGTATCAAAATAGTATTTTCGCTAGAGAGACAGCGACCTTAATGTACTTTAATTATAAGTCGACTCAAAAAGTAGTTCATAAAATTAAGAAAACTACCGAAGGTGGAGAAAAAGCAGTAGAAAAAGATGACACTTTTAATCCCCCCGAAGAAATGATGGATGAAGGGAGATTTGAAAAAGTAGAAAAAACTATTGACGTATGGTATGATGGGATAATGGTAATGGGTACTAACATTATTCTAAAATGGGAAATGTCCAAAAACATGGTGCGTCCAAAGTCTGCCACTCAGTTTGCACTTCCAAACTATGTAGCAGTAGCTCCTAGAATGTATAAAGGTAATATAGAATCTTTAATTTCTAGAATGATTCCTTTTGCTGATTTAATTCAAATTACTCATTTAAAGTTACAACAAGTCGTATCTAGAGTAGTTCCTGATGGAGTTTATATAGATGCTGATGGATTAAATGAAGTAGATTTAGGAACGGGTGGTGCTTATAATCCTGAAGATGCTTTAAGATTATATTTTCAAACAGGTTCTGTAATAGGAAGAAGTTATACTCAAGATGGAGATTATAATCAGGGGAAAATTCCTATTACTCAATTAAATTCTAATAGTGGAGCTTCTAAAATGCAAATGTTAATTCAGAATTATAATCATTATTTAGATATGATTAGAGCGGTTACAGGATTAAACGAAGCAAGAGATGGAAGCACTCCAGACCCCAACGCTTTAGTGGGAGTCCAAAAATTAGCAGCTTTAAATTCTAACGTAGCTACCCGACACATACTTGATGGTAGTTTATATATTCTACGTAAAATAGCCCAAGGATTATCTTACAGAGTGGCAGATATTTTAGAGTACGCTCCTTTTAGAGATGAGTTTGCCAATAAAATTGGAAAATACAGCATGACTATATTGGAAGATATCAAACAATTATATATTTATGATTTCGGAGTATATATTGAAGTGTCTCCAGATGAAGTGGAAAAAGCTCAATTAGAAGGAAATATTCAAATGGCATTATCCAAGAATGATATTAATTTAGAAGATGCTATTGACATCAGAAGTATTCAAAATATAAAACTTGCTAATCAATTATTAAAATTAAAGAGAAAACAAAAGCAAGATAGAGATGAAAAAAATGCACAAGTTCAACAACAGATGCAAGCTCAAACTCAAATGCAGATTACTCAAATGCAGTCACAAGCTTCTCAAGAAAAGATAGGTTTAGAAACTCAAGCTAAAATCCAAGAAATTAAAACTCAAGCTCAGGTAGACATGCAAAAAATGCAAGGAGAAGCCGAGTTGAAAAAACAACTTATGGAGCAGGAGTTCCAGTATCAAATGCAGTTAAGAGGCATGCAAGAAGAAGCATTAAACACGAGAGAATCTTCCAGAGAAGATGCGAAAGCTAAAAGAATAAGCCAACAAAATACGGAGCAATCTCAATTAATCAATCAAAGAAAAAAAGGTTTACCGCCAGTAAACTTTGAGTCTAATGAAGATACATTAGACGGGTTTGATTTAGCAGAATTTGAGCCAAGATAAAGTGGTTTTTTTAGTATTTAAAAAATGTTTAATTTTGTATAACAATTTAAATTTAATCAAATGGGTATAACAGTAAAAGAAGTAAGTGCCCCTGAACAAAAATCAGTTCAGGAAGTAGAAAAAGAATTATTAGAAAAACATGAGTCTCAATTTGTAGACCCAGAAGTTTCTACAACAGAAACAGTAGCAGAAAAAGTTGAGGCTCCTAAAAGCCAAGAAACTCCTGTTGTGGAAGAAGTTTCTGAAAAAAAAGAATTAGCAGACGAAGACGTTCTTTCATATATTGGAAAGAGATATGGTAAAACCATAGAGTCTTTAGACCAATTATTTGAAGAAAGAGAAAACTCCGAAGAATTACCTGAAGATGTTTCGGCTTACTTTAAATATAAAAAAGATACTGGTCGAGGCATAGATGATTTTGTAAAACTACAACAGAACTATGACGAAATGGACCAAGACGATTTATTGGCTAGTTATTATAAAGCTAAAGAAGATTATTTAGATAATGATGATATAGCCGCTATCCTTTCAGATTTTGAATTTGATGAAGATTTAGATGAGGAAAGGGAAATAAAAAAGAAAAAGCGAGCAAAAAAGAAAGTGGTTTCTGAGGCTTTAAGTTTTTTTAACGAACAGAAGGAGCAATATAAAATTCCCCTTGAGTCAAGAGCGGAATCATTGAATCCTGAAGTCGAAAAAGAATTAAAAGACTATAGAGAGTCGCTTCAACGTGCTAAGACTTCTGAGGAGGAAAGTGCTCTTAGAAGGGAAAAGTTTATAGAAAGAACTAATTCCTTGCTAGATGATAATTTTGAAGGTTTCAATTTTAAAATCGGAGAAAACTCTTACTCTTACAAACCCTCTAACTTGGAGGAGCTTAAAGCTAAAAATTCAGACATAAGTACGTTTATTACTGCTTTTCTGGATGAGAACGGAGAGCTCACTGATGTAGAAAGGTATCATAAGTCGTTAGCCATAGCAAATTACCCAGACAGATTTGCGAAGTTTTTTTATGAGCAAGGTCGGGCAGAAGCTGTTACAAATTCAGCTAAAAAGTCCAAGAATATAGACTTTGACCAAAGAAGAGTTCCAGAGGTGTCTAATAAGGGTGGTTTACAAATTAAAAATGTAACCCAAGTCAGCGATGGCAACAGGTTGCGAATTAGAAAACGAAAATAAATAATTAAAAAACAAATAAAAAAATGAGTGTATTAGGAACTCCAGGTTACGACTTAATCCCAAGTGCGGAAAGGGTAGCCACAACAAGTAACTATATCACCAACTTCAACTTCATGAATCAGTATTTACCTGATACTTATGAAAGAGAATTTGAGAGATATGGTAATAGAAGCATTAGTGCTTTTTTAAGAATGGTTGGAGCAGAAATGCCATCCAACTCTGATTTAATCAAATGGTCTGAGCAAGGAAGACTTCACATTAAATATGTGAATTGTGCTTCTGGTTCTGCAGCAACATCTGATACTGCGACAATTACTGTAAGTGATAACTTAACTCCAACTATTCCTGGTGGTGGTACTACTACTGCTGGTCAAGGTGGAATTGCTATCAGAAAAGGTCAAACTGTTATGATATCTGCTAACAGCGGTGCAAATACTTTATTCAATAAAGCATTGGTTACTGATGTTGATTATGCTGCAGGTACGTTTGACGTTGCTTATTATGAAGGTGGCGGTCAAACTTTTGGTGCTACAGATACATTAACTGTATTTATTTACGGTTCTGAATTTGCTAAAGGTTCTGATGGAATGCCAAATAGCCTTGAATCTGATGATTACATATTTGAAAATTCTCCAATTATCATTAAAGACCACTACGAAGTATCTGGTTCTGACATGGCTCAAATTGGATGGATTGAAGTAACTTCAGAATTAGGAGCTACAGGATACCTTTGGTATTTAAAGTCTGAGTCTGATACTAGAATGAGATTTGACGATTATCTAGAAACTGCTATGATTGAAGCTGTTCCAGCTGAAGCAGGTTCTGGTGTTATAGGTCTTACTCCTGCTACTACAGGTTTAGGTGATAAAGGTTCAGAAGGTGTATTCTGGGTAGTTAAAAATAGAGGTAATGTTTTCCAAGGTGCTCCTGCAGTATTGGCTGACTTTGATGCAATTATTCAAAGACTAGACAAGCAAGGTTCTATCGAAGAAAATGTATTATTTGTAAACAGAGAATTAAGCTTTGACATTGATGACATGTTAGCAGCTCAAAATTCTTATGGTGCAGGTGGTACTTCTTATGGTCTATTTGACAACGATGAAGAAATGGCTTTAAATCTTGGATTTACAGGATTTAGAAGAGGTTATGATTTCTACAAGTCTGATTGGAAGTATCTTAACGATGCTGCAATGAGAGGTGGAATTCACGCTGGCAAAATCTACGGACTTATGGTTCCTGCAGGTTCAACTACAGTGTATGACCAAATCTTAGGTAAAAACGCTAAGAGACCTTTCTTACACGTAAGATATAGAGCTTCTGAAACTGAAGACAGAAGATACAAAACTTGGATTACTGGTTCTGCTGGTGGTGCAAGAACTTCTGACAAAGATGTGATGGAAGTAAACTTCTTATCTGAAAGAGCTTGTTGTACTTTAGGTGCAAACAACTTCTTCTTAATAGAAGCGTAATTTGTAATTACAAATAAGGGGAGGGTTTGCCTCCCCTTTTTAATTTTAATCTTATATAATTTAATACAATGGAAACAACAGAAAAAACTCCAAAAAAAACAAAGACTACAAAAAAAATCAAACCAGTTTTTGTAGACAAGTCTTATAAACTAACTAGAAATCGTGCTCCGTTAACTTATATGTTAGCGTCTAAAAACACGAAAAGAAAACCATTACTATATTTTGACGAGGAAACGGGTGTTAATAGAGCACTTCGTTATGCTAGAAATCAAAGGTCTCCTTTTGAAGATGAGCAAGATGGTAATGTAATATTAGAACCAATCATATTTGATGATGGGTTTTTATATGTTACAAAAGAAAACCAAGTTCTTCAAAGGTTCTTACATTTACATCCAGAAAACGGATTTAATTTTGAAGAAGTAAACTTAGAAAAAGATGCCTCTAAAGATTTAGATGCGATGAATTGGGAATTAGATGCATTAGTTGCGGCTAGGAATTTAGACATTACTAGAGCAGAACAAATTGCAAGAATAGGTTTAGGATTAGCAGTAGATAAAATGACTACTGCGGAAATAAAAAGAGATATATTATTATTTGCTCGTAGAAATCCTCAAGCTTTATTAGATTTAATTGAAGACCCAATGCTGGAATTACAAGCTAAAGTATTTGACTTTTTTGCTAATGACTTATTAAAGTTTAAAAACCAAAAAGATGTTTACTATAATACTACTGGAAACAAAAAGAAAATGTTAACAGTTCCTTTTGGTGAAAGCAGAGATTATATAGTGGCTTCTTTCTTACAATCTGATGATGGAATTGAAGCATTAAAAATGTTAGAAAAACAATAACATTCTCTCCAGACGCTTCGAAAAGCCCTGCACAATAGTGTGGGGTTTTTTTTGTACCTTTGTTTTTTATAAACCAACTTAATTTTTTAAACAATGCAAAAGTTTTTAAGTATACCAGTTACCGCTGAATTAAACCAATTAGTAAGCTGTAACGACATCAAGATTATCGAAGTAGGAGATAGCGGTGGTCCATCGTCTAACCCAACTACAACAACCACTCTTTATTATGGAAGTGGCAAAAAAGTAACATTAACTCATGGAGCAATCACTGCATTTGCTTTTAGAGATTTCATTCAAGATTCAGTAGTACAATGCCTACAACAAATGTGGCACGATGTTACTTTAGTTATTCCTGAAGCAGATTTACCAGAAGCAGTTAGTGGAATTGCAATAGCCTAACCAATTAATATAAATAGATATGGAAAAATTTTTAGATATACCCGTCTATGTTCTAGTAACAAGCGGGACAACAGACGGTGACGGAACCGCAGCTGACGAATTAATAAATTCTTCAGCTACTTTTGAAGATGATGGTGTTGCTGTAGGCGACATCGTTCACAATAGCACAGACAACACTTATACTACTGTTGTAGGTGTGACAAGTCAAACTGTTCTTGAGGTAGAGCCAGGAGATGGATTAGATACAGCGAAGGCTTATTTTATTCACTCAGGAACTGAAGCTATTGGTCAATTAGTATCCGCAGTAGACACTGCTATTGTAGAACAAGCTTCAGTAAGTTCTACTACTATTAATTATGACAGTGCAGTTGCAGGAGCAGATGTAATGACAATTACTCATACCCCTGTCCCTGTAGGCTCAGAAGCTGGGAGAAACACAATTCAAGCAGCTATAGTTTCAGCAGCTCAAAGCAACTGGAAAAGAGTGTCATATGACCAAGTAGGAGCAGCGTTATTGGCGGCTCAAGATATTAAAGTAATAGGTATTTCTTTAGGATAATACTTTATTATTTTTATCACATAATTTTATAAAGAGCACTTTTAGGGGTGCTCTTTTTTTTTCGTTATCTTTGTAGGAAACAGAGTAAAGATGATTAATAAAGTAAGAGAAACAGTTCTTTCAATTTTAAATAAAAATAATTACGGATACCTTTCCCCTTTAGATTTTAACCTATATGCCAAACAAGCTCAGTTAGAGTTATTTGAGGATTATTTTTATGATTTCAACGCCCAAATAAATAAAGAAAATGCCAGAACGTCTGGGACGGAATTTGCTGATATAACGAGACAACTTTCGGAAGTAATGGACACTTTTACTCAATACAAGGCTTTAAATTTAACTGCTGGGTCTGAACAAACTTTTGCCTTACCTAATGATTGGTATACCTTTGTAGATGTTATTTGGCTGCAAACCTGTGAGGGACCCCCTACTACTGTAATTGAAGAACAAGCAGAAAGGGTAAGTGAAGGAAGTATTTATCGTTTGTTAAAATCTAATTTAACTGCTCCGTCTAAAGAATTTCCTGCTTATGTTTTTACTCAACAGGGAAGACCAGTAACAGTCGGACCAGGTGACGCTACTTATGGTGATTTAGGAAATCAAATAACTCTTTATCCTGAAGCTATTGCAGGTTGCGACTTAGGGTGTAGATTAATTTACATTAGATATCCTAGGGACCCAAATTGGACTTTTTCTACTCTACCTAGTGGAGAAGCTTTTTTTAATGAATCTGTTTCAACCTATCAAGATTTTGAACTACCTAGTTCAGATGAGAATGATTTAATTATGAAAATATTACAATACGCAGGGCTTTCTATTCGGGAAGCTGCAGTCACACAATTTGCTGCTGGACAAGAGGCAATAGACAACCAACAAAATACATAACATATGGCTTATTTAACTTCTTATCAATATTATGAAAATGGTGGACAACAACCTGAAAATGCTAATTGGGGGTCTTATCAATATGTATCTTTGACAGATATTGTAAATAACTTTTTATTAATGTATCAAGGGAATCATTCTTTAATAAACAATGAAGAAAGGTACAAGATATTATTTCACGCAAAGCGAGCTATACAGGAATTGAACTATGATGCATTTAAAGAAACTAAAGTATTGCAATTAGATGTATGTGACACTTTACGTTTTGTTCTTCCTCAAGATTACGTAAACTGGATACGTATATCTTTATTTAAAGATGGCATCTTATATCCTTTAACAGAAAATATTCAAGCTAATTCTTCAGACGCTTATTTACAAGACCATAATTGTAGAATTTTATTTGACGTTGATGGAAATATTTTAAAGCCTCATAATTCTGAATTAGACATGAGTAGAATTGCAGGAGAGGGAAGTATTTACTTAAATGAGGGAAGCCCTTACAACGGGCAAACAGGATGGTGTATTGATGGCGATTGGTATTTTGATTATCAAATGGGAGATAGATTTGGTTTAAATACTGAAACTGCTTATGATAATCCCACTTTTAGAGTAGACCAAAAAGCAGGGGTGATTAATTTTAGTTCTGGAATGGGAGGAGAATCTTGTGTTGTAGAATATGTGTCAGATGGAATGGAGAATGGAGACAACAGCAAAGTGACTGTAAATAAATTGTTTGAAGATTATGTTTATGCTTATATAGAATATGCTATATTAAATAGTAAATATGCAGTGCAAGAGTATATAGTTAGAAGAACACAAAAAAGAAAAAGTGCATTATTAAGAAATGCTAAAATTAGATTAAGTAACATACATCCTGGTAGACTCTTAATGAATTTAAGAGGGCAATCAAAATGGCTTAAATAATTATGAAGGAGTATAGAAATTTTATTAAAGGTAGAATGAATAAAAGCGTTGATGAACGCTTGGTTCCTGACGGAGAATATCTTGATGCCTTAAATGTTCGATTAGGAAACACCGAAACTACTGAAATTGGTTCGGTAGAAAACAGTAAAGGAAATCTTCCTTTGACGAGTTTGTTGTATGATTCCAGCTCGTTGTCTAGTTCGGCTAGATGTATTGGAGCATTTGCAGATGGAAGCACAGAAACAATTTATTGGTTTGTAAACGACCCTAACAATCCGACATCTCCCACAGGAATTGTGGATATGATAGTATCTTATGATGTTAACCAAGGTTCCTTAAATTATCATCTTATTTCTGATGACTCCTTAGATTTTCCTGGCGTAAAAACAGCTTTAAACTTTAGTAGCACTTATCTCATTAATGGGGTTAATATTATTGAAAACTTGCTTTTTTTCACTGATAATTATAATCCTCCTAGAAGAATAGATGTCAATGCTAATTATGGACAACCATTCACCGATGGAGCTCTTATAAATGTAATAAAAAAGCCACCACTTAAAGCTCCGTCTTGGGAACTGTCTACGGTAGCTACTCAGGTAGATTTTATAGAAGATAAATTTGTGTCTTTTGCTTACCGATATAGATATAATAATAATGAATATAGTGCGGTATCTCCATTTTCACCTGTTGCGTTTTCTACTAAACCTTTTAGACTTAACACCGACAACTATACCAATGATGGTATGCTTAACGAATATAATAGAGCTGTTGTAACTATCCAAACAGGACCTGCAGAAGTAGTTGGTTTTGATGTTTTATTTAAATATGGAGACAGTACGTTAATTAGAATTATAGAAAAATACGATAAGCTTAAAGATGGAATTGCGAATGATGTTTCTTTTGATGTAAATTTTGATAATGCGAAGGTGTATACGGTTTTGCCTACGTCTGAGATTTTACGCTTATATGATAATGTTCCTTTAAAGGCTAAAGCTCAAACCATTATGGGTAATCGTTTAATGTATGGAAATTATTTAGAAGGAAGAGATTTATCTAATGATGGTGTTCCTACTAATTTTGATTATTATGTAGAGTTAGAGCAAACCGCTATAGATGTTCAGGAATTTCCTTTTGTTCCGTCTGTGCCAGGGGATAATAATTTAAGCCCTAATGGAAGTGAAACACTGGCGGGTCAGGTTGGGGAATACGATTTTACTGGAGCGACATTTACTCAAGGTAGTAGATTATTTATTACAGTAAATTTAGTACATGACTCATGGAATAAAACAACAGGAGTTACAACGCCTGACCCTCTAGGAATAGGAGTTGGGAATTTTGATTTGGAAATTTCTTTTGTTTTACCACAAACTTATTCTTCTTTAGCAAATTTAGTAAATAGCACTGAATTTCAAAGTGTATTTGGTCAAAACCTTTCAGGAACAAACCCTAATATTGTAACTATTCAACCTGTCGCTCAATGTGATGATGGAGGAACTGCTACCGATGTTTTTAATTGTACAGTTATAGATGAAGCTAACTATAGTAAATGGGTAAGTGGATGGAGTAGTACTGTTGGGGGAGAAGCACTTGTGTGTTCTAGTAGTGGGAATAACTTACAAATTAGAACGATTGCCATGGGCTTTTTAAGTACCGATGGTGGTGGTACTCTAAACACGCCCGATTTAGTAGAGTATTTTAGAATTACAGGAGGCAGTGCGTCTCTTACCAATACAGAGACTATGCGTAGCTTGCATAGTGATAGAAATTACGAAGTAGCTATAGAATATTTAGATGAGTATGGAAGGTCTACTACTGCTTTAGTTAGTGATAATAACTCTTTATATGTTCCTTGTTCGGCATCTCGAAATCAAAACAAAATAAAAGTATCTATTCCAACTAGTCAAAAAGCTCCTGATTGGGCTACCCATTATAGATTTCTAATCAAACAAGATAAAGATACCTATCAAACTATTTATTGTAATACGTGGTATACCACCTCATATAGTGATGATGTGTGGTTTTTACTAGAAGGTGAAAACCAAAGAAAAGTAGAAGCGGGCACAATGCTTAGAGTTAAGACTGATGTAAATGGTTCTATTGGTGGATGTGTTATTAATGAAGTTTTAGACAAAGTAGTTCAACCTAGAAACTTTTTATCTGGTGATGATAGTTCGGACCCGACAATAATATATGAATTACAGGGAGTATATATGAAATTAAAGCCCTCTTTTTCTACAGAAAAAACTTCTATTACCTACACATCTGACGATATAAAATATACGAGTAAAGACAGGAATGATACAGATGAGTATGGTTTTAATAAAGGCACTCAATTACCAGGGGAATCCACTAAGAGATATCCGATGATTTATTACCCATGTTTTGACGCAACTACTCCAGGAGACCCCGCAACAGCGACAGCATGGGCAATACCCCAGGGGTCGTTAGTTCAAGTAAGATTGGAAACTTTTAGAGAAGACGTAAGTTGTAATCCTGACAGTTGTGGAGCTCGTAAAACTCTGATGGATGTAGCAGTTACAGCTAGCCAAGATTATGTAGACATGAAAGAGTTTTGGGATGGAGAAGGTTTAGCGGCAAGTTTCCAAAATTCTGCTGACAATACCATTGACTGTTTAGATGACTCTGGTTCAGGTAATCCAGTTTATATTTCTACTTTAGGCACTGAGACCAACCCACAGCAGCAGTACCAGGCTTTATCAAATGAAGCTCAAGTTCAATTTATATATGATACTGCAGGTACAGGAACTAATGCGTTATTTTTAAGGTTGGTTAGCGGATATCGTTATTGCTCTGGATATAAGAAAAGAAATAAAATAGAAGCTTATATAAAAGTGGAAACTAATTTTGACGTTTGTGCTTTTGAAACTGTGCCAGGAGATGCTATACCTGATTTGTATTTTGAAGGTCACGATACTTATGATATAGACGATGTAGGAAATCATTTAGGGATAGCCGATAATGGTGATGTTTCTCAGGACATTGTTGCAGGTACACCTGCAGAAATAAACACTCAATTTTATAATTGTTATATTTTTGGAAACGGAATAGAAAGTTACCGAATATTAGATTCACTAGAAGAGCAATTTTTCTTACTAGGGGAAAGAACTAATGTAGTTCAAGATGAAGATTATCGACAAATAAGAAGATTTGCGGACATTACTTATAGCGGAACCTACCAAACTGAAACTAACATTAATAGATTAAATGAATTTAATTTAGGGTTAGGCAACTATAAAAACTTAGAACAATCTTTTGGAACAATAGAAGTTTTGAATGCTCGACAAACAGACATGTTGGTATTGCAAGAAGATAAAGTTTCTTACGTTTTAGTGGGTAAAAACTTATTATCCGATGCTGCAGGAGGTGATGCATTAACCTCAGTCCCTGAAGTTTTAGGAACTCAAATTGCAAGAATTGAAAAATACGGAATTAGTTCTAACCCTGAAAGTTTTGTAGAGTGGGGATTTGAGAAGTATTTTACAGATGCTAAAAGAGGTGCAGTTTTAAGATTGACAGGTAGTGGTAGAGACGAAAAACTACAATCAATTTCTGGTTTTGGTTTAGAATCTTGGTTTAGAGATTTATATCAAGAATCTTTTTATACTCAAAAGCTAGGTGGTTATGACCCTTATATGGATGAGTATGTATTAAGTAGTAATGATGTTTTACTTCCAAGTGAGGCTCCTTGTTGGGACTGTAGAAGTAGTCGAGATATAATAGTTACTACTTTAACTCCTGTTACTTTTTGTATTAACAACTTAATTAATATCGGTACAGGGACTTTGGATTATGGGGTTTTAGTAGATAATGGAACAGATTTTAATATATCTATAACTTATGACGGTGTTACTGTAAGCACAGGTGATGTATCTACAGGAGGAAGTTTAACATACAATGTAACTAATCCTTATATTACAGAAGCGTCAGTAGTTATTACAGCGACAGGAGGAAGTTTTAATTTGAGTTTAATTTCTGCGTGTCCTGTTCCTACTCTAATCACATTGGTTCAAGCTTGTTTTACCACTCAGGCATTAAACGGACAAGTAACAACTAATAGCTCTAATTATAGTGTAGGAACTAATTTTAGTCCTAGAGAAAGTGAAACCGTTACTTTTTTACCAGGAGCTAATCCTGTGGTATCCCAATATAATAGAGTTACAGGACCACAAGGTAGTGGGGCTATTCCTATTGATGGGAGTACTGTTTACTTATATAATAATGATTACATGGGTAATACATTCACGTTTGACCATCCTGGTGATAATTTTGGATGGTTACTATCAAGTACGTACTATGACCCTGCAGACCCTACGGATATGGCAACTTTGTTATCGTCTTATACTCCCTTAGTGACGGATACTTCTAATGCGCCTACGCAGTATGAGGCTCAATTTACAATGCCCCCTGCAGTTGGAGGAG